GAGGCCTGTATCGCCAGTCTTGAAGGTGCGCCGATCCAGTTGCATGTTCTACCGGGCATTCCGGGACGCATCGGTGAGGCACGCGCGGCAGGTTATGCGCAAGGCACGCTGCCGCTGGTGTCCTTCGTCGATCCCGATGATCTGTACGAAGCCAACGCATTCACGCAACTGGCCGATGCGCTGGATGCCTGCCCGCAGGCAGTGATGGTCTACACCGACGAGGCGCTGACGGACGAAGCTGGCCGGGACATCGCGGTGCGGCGTTTGGCCTACAGCCGTTGGCAACACGCCAACAGCGCCAGCCATGTTCACGGCCTGATCGTGATGCGTCGATCTGCCGTCGAGGCCGTCCTCAAGGAAACCGCCGACCTCAACAACTTTGCCGACTGGCTGCTGACCCTGCTCGTGGCCAAGCGTGGTGGCGTGCTGTACCTGCCCATCGTCGGGCGTCACTGGCGACAGCACCCGCAGCAAAGTCATCGCACCGGCGACCCGGACGCAGTCCGGCGCATTCGCCAAGCATCGAATCTCTGGAGATAGACCATGTCATCAACCGACCCGAACCTTGGACTCAATTACGGCTGGACGCTCGGCGAGAGCGGCTGGGACACGGGCATGGACGCCAACCTCAAGCGCTTGGGCGCAGTGGTCGGGCTGTCCGTGAAAGACCGCGACCTGACCACGCCACCGGCCAGTCCCGCCAACGGCGACCGCTACCTCATTCCTTCCGCCGCCACCGGCGTGTGGGCAGGCAAGACCAACCAGATCGCCGCGCGCATCGCTGATGCCTGGGAGTACCACACGCCCCAGATCGGCTGGCTTTGCTACATCGAGGACGAGGCCAAGCTCTCGGCCTTCAAATCCACCGGCTGGAGCGCAGGCCTCGCCATCTGATTTCCCTTCCTTCGCCCCCACCAGAAACCCGCCCACCGAGGCGGGTTTCGCATTTCTGGAGAACGCCAATGACCGAACCCGAACAACAACAGCCTGCCCACGTAGAGAACATGCTGCTCTTGCGCCGCGAGGATTTCGACGAACTGCTCGACCGCGCCGCTGAGCGTGGAGCCGAACGGGTTCTGGCCCACCTCGGGCTGGAAAACGGCCACGCCGCCCGCGACATCCGCGAACTGCGCGACCTGCTGGAAGCCTGGCGCGATGCCCGTCGCACCGCGTGGCAGACCACCGTCAAGGTCATCACTACCGGCATCCTGGCCGCGCTACTGGTCGGTGCCGCCATCAAGCTCAAACTGATGGGAGGCCCGCAATGATCGAGACACTACTTGGCGGCCTCCTTGGCGGAGCCTTCCGTCTCGCCCCTGAAATCCTCAAGTGGCTCGACCGCAAGGGAGAACGTGGCCACGAACTGGCGATGCAGGACAAGGCGCTGGAGTTCGAGAAGATTCGCGGCGCGCAACGGATGTCGGAAATCGGCGCGGGTGCGGAGGCCGAGTGGAATGTCGGGGCCATCGAGACGCTGCGCGAAGCCGTTCGCTCCCAAGGTGAAAAGACTGGCGTTCGCTGGGCCGATGCACTGAGTTCCAGCGTCCGCCCGGTCATCACCTACTGGTTCATGGCGCTGTACTGTGCGACCAAGACGGCAACAGTCGCAGCCGCCGTGACGGGTGGCGCAGGCTGGGGCGTTGCCATCCTGTATGCATGGACGGAGGCAGACCAAGCCCTATGGGCCGGGGTGCTGAATTTCTGGTTCCTCGGGCGCGTGTTCGACCGGGTGCGGCCGTGATCGAAGTACCGAAAACAGCCATCGAGCTGGCCAAGCGCTTCGAAGGTTTCGAGCGCAAGGTCAGGCGTGGCGTCGAGATCACCGCCGCCCCCTACATCTGCCCTGCAGGCTTTTGGACGATTGGCTACGGCCATCTCTGCGATCCAAAGCATCCCCCGATCACGGAGGCTGAAGCCGAGGTCTATCTGGCGCGCGACCTCCAATCAGCGCTCGCCGCCACGCTGCGCTACTGCCCGGTGCTGGCCACCGAACCCGAAAGCAGACTCGCGGCCATCGTGGATTTCACGTTCAACCTTGGCGCAGGGCGATTGCAGACATCGACACTGCGACGGCGCATCAACCAGCGGGACTGGGCTGCCGCCGCGACGGAGCTGCGGCGCTGGGTCTATGGCGGCGGGAAAGTGCTACCTGGACTCGTCACGCGGCGGGAGGCTGAGATTGCGCTCCTCAGCAGATAAAATGAATCCTCGTCAAACTTCGATGGGCGTTGTTCGCCAGACTTCTTGTGCCAACGCAATGAGCATTCCGTGCCGCGCTTCTATCGATGTAGCATCCCAGTCTGGAAATGCCGACAGCTTCTCGTTAATTCGTGAGATCGACGTGTTTTGCCCGACACTGATCAGTTCAACCAAGCTGCGTGTTAAATAGTTGCCGCTCTTGCGGTACTCAGCCTGTTTGGCAGTGTAGAAGTCATTGCCCGCTACAATATTGATGGGCTTCTCCAGCAAGGTCAGGTTGCCCAGCCGGTTCTTGTAGTCGTCGTAGGCCATCCCCGGATTCTCGGTGGCCCACTTGCCGCGCAGATCGTCCTCTGGCTTGTTGGGCAGGATGTGCTCGATTTCCAGATTGGTGAATGGTTCCAGGCTGCCCGGCACCTTCAGCCCACTGAAGGCCATATCGACGTGCTGCGTCAGCCGCGCCAGCAGGTAGCGTGTCCTGTACTGCTGCATTGAATACAGCGTAAAACGCTTGAGGGCATCCGCCAGCTCCTGCGATTTGCCCGCCATGTTCTTTTCGAAGCGATCGGCAATGAAGGCGTTGAGCTGCACCTTTTGCTTCACCGGATCGCTGGCCTCGGCAATCGCACGCAGCTCGTCGGCCCACTGAGAGAAGCTGCGTTCCAGATCCTTGGTCGGCGTCTTGGTGAAGATGTAATAAAAGAGGAAGCTCTCCAGCTGCGCCACGAAATGATCGAACAGCGGCTTGGGGAAATTGGCCGCTGCCAGCAGCAGAACGTAGTGCAAACTGAACGCGCCGCCTGCCAGCCGCTTGAGACTGTCCATCGCGAGGCTGGGCTTGCCGTCGTTGCCCATCCCGTTGGCGAAGGCGAGGTAGTGCTCGACGTTGCGAATCACCTTACGCACGAACTCGAAGGGCTTTCCTGCGTAATCGCACAACGCCGCGTTGTCCTTGGCGATGAACCAGTCGTAGATCTCGTCCTCGCGCACCACCGCGTCGCCGCGCTCGTTCTTGATGGCGTAGTTGGCCATCAGGAAGTAGCGCAGGAAGCGCAGCGGCTTTTCCTTACCCTTCTCCAGCGGCTTGGTGATCTTCTTCCACTCGTCTTTGAGCTGGGTGAACTGCGCCTGCTTGACCTGCGTGAACAGCAGGTTCTTCAGCAAGTCCATCGGGTTCAGGCCCACACCGCGCTCATTGATGGTCTCGAAAATCTTCAGCGCGCTGCTGACGTCGGTGGAGATCTGGATGAACACCACGTTGTTGGCCAGATAGCCCCAGTACTTCTTCAGCTTGGGCGCGTCATCGTAGTTGTCCTTCAGATAGCGATACAGCGTGCTGTAGGCATTGACCAGATTTTCCAGCGAGCCAAAGCTGGCGATGCCTGCCGCCTGAATGCCCGCGCGCACGGCCTGCGGATCGGCGTCCAGCTCCACCAGCTTGGCCATCACTTCGCCCGCACTCTCGTAACGCGGCTCCAGCTTCAGGTTGGTGCGCACCTCTCCGTCGCTGTCCACATAGCTGGTCGAGATGAGCCCGGCAATCATCTGCCGTTGCGGTTCACCCTGGAACAAATGCTTGAGTGCGCACAGCAGCAGGAAGAAGGTGGTCAGGCGCTGCTGGCCGTCGATCACCTCGTAGTGGTTCTTCTGCTCGGTGGGCGACACCAGCACGGTGCCAATGAAGTATTCTCGCGTTGTGCCCGCATCGATCTGCTCTCCGACGTCCTCCAGCAGCTGATGCACCTCCTTGTCCGTCCAGACGTATTCGCGCTGATAGTCCGGGACGATGTAGAAGCATTCCCGGAACGCCTCCTCGATGCTGTATTTGTGGTTTTCGATGCGAGCCATATTCTTTTTTCCTGCCTCTCCGTTCTGTGTGGCGCAACTGCCTCAGGCGGTCTGATTCACGATCTCGACATATCCAATCAGCTCCGCCGAATAGCTGCCATCCCCATTCGCTGCACCCTTGTGCTTCAGTTCCCGTTGCAGTGTCGGCTCAACCACATGCGCGAATAGTTCCTGCCGTTGCTCTGGCGCAAACCTTGGTGACGTTACTGGTGCCTGCAGGTATTGCTCAGCCTGCCGCTCGACCGCCGGAACCCGTGTGCCATCCTGCTTGACGGCAATGGGCTGAACCACGACACGGCGTTCACCGTTGCCTGCGGACGCTTCGACTATCCAGAGAGAAAGCAGCACTGGCGCATCTACGTCCCCTGAAACCGCAATGCCAACATCCTCGGGCGGAACGCTGCGCCAGCGTCCAAGCTCTTCCTGTATCAGCGGATGATCCAGGCCCATCAATTCCACGCTATCGCTGCTCGTGGCTGTATCGCGGCTCAAGGTAAACCGTGCCCGACGTGCGCCATCGATGGTCACGAGGTCGTAGGTCTCGTCGTCGATCTTGACCAAGCGCTGCTGACGATCCACCACCGCGGCCGACAGGAAACGCACCAGCCGATCCAGACTGGACGATACGTCGGAGAACGGCTTGTAGTCATCGAGGCTGAAGCCTTCGAGGTCTTGGAACAGATCAAACACCACCTGCCGTGCTTCGCGTGAATTCGAGAGCGCCGCCTCCAACTCCACCTGTGTGCGTTTCAATTCAGGGTCGGACAACGCCTCCTGGTACAGGCGGTCATAATTGAGACGCTCGGATAGCTGACCAAGAATCTGCGCGCGCAGGTCTTCAGCCACGTTGCCTTGGTCGTCAACCTTGCCGACCGTCTTGGCAATTTCCGTCAGCTTCTCGTCGAGCATCAGGAAAATTCGCCCTTCGATGGTGTCGGACAGGACGAGGTTGTAGACCTGTGCCGTGTGGTTTTGTCCATAGCGGTGAATGCGCCCAATACGCTGTTCCACATCCATTGGATTCCACGGCAAATCGAAATTGAACAGGATGCGCGCGAACTGCAGGTTCAAGCCTTCGCGGCCAGCCGCTGTACACACCAGAACACGCGGCCCGTCTTTCAGGCGGAATTTCCGCTCTGCCGCCAGCTTGGCACCGTGGTCACCGCCGCGCAGTACCACCACACCTTGGCCGGGATAGGCCTGCTCAATCTCGCGGGCAATCAGATCGACCGTGCCGAGGTAGGTGGCGAAGATCACGATCTTCTCGCTCGGGTTCTGCCGCCACAGGTAGCCCAAGCCATCCAGCAGCTTCTGCACCTTGGTTTCCCGCTGCTGCGGGAAGACCTTGAGCAGATCGCCAATGCGAAGGCGCTCCTCGGGCAGATGGAGTTCCACGACGGCCGACGCTGCTTCTTCTGCGTGCGTTGCGGAATATTCGCTGCCGTAAGGATCGGAGGCCATTTCCAACGCCTCCTCATCCAGTTTTTTGACCAAGCGGTACTTGAGGTCGGCCAACACACGATCTACTTCGCTGCGCCCGATGCTGTCCTGCGGCAGGCCGAATTCTTCATGAATCAGCG